ATATAAAGCGGGAAATACTGATGAATGGCAAGTGATAGAAATACGCAACCATATCGGGGGGTTTAAGGCTTACGGTATGCCTGACTGGGTTTCTAGTGCGAACTGGCAAAAGGTAGGAGCAGACATCGCGTTGCTTCATAAATCCGCTATTGAGAACGGTATACAACCGAGCGTTATATTTCGCTATCCTTATACTTTGTCACCTGATGAACGTAGGACATGGGAGCAAGGTATGCAGAAATACGCAAAGGGCGCAAAGAACTACGGACGCGCTATGAAAGTAGAAGCAAACGGAAAGGATAACTTGCCCGAAGTAGATATTGCAAGCACTACGGACAATCACGCACTTTTTGAGCAAACAAGCCGAGAATACAAAGAGGAAGTAGCAATATCTCACAATATAAACCCAGCTTTGATGGGAGTACGTATTCAAGGAAGTTTAGGACAAACGGAAGAAATCGAATTTAGTGCGGAACAGTTTAAAAAACTATGGGTTAATTCCAACCGTGAAAAGTTGCAAAACTTCTTTAATGAGTTAGCGAGTATTTGCGGAGTAAACGCGACTTTAACAATAAACGAAACCGACATTTTAACAGTTAAGGAAATGATGGAAGATGGGGCGGTTTCTTCGGGTAGCGGAGAACCTGTTTTAGTTGATAAGGAAGCGGAAGCAAGGGCGCAACTTAAAGGCTCCGTTGGTGGTGTTCAAGGTATCATTCAGATACAAACATCGGTCGCCCAAGGGTTGACCGATAGAAGTAGCGCGATTGCGTTATTAGAGTTAATTTATGGATTTTCAAATGAAGAAGCGGTAAGGCTTTTAGGTAGCGTTCAAGAGGGTACGGTAGCACCACCAAAAGAATTGGTTGATGGGCAACCACAGCAAGCTGAACAATTTACAGACAACACTAACTCGGCTTTAAAAGGATTAAGCGCAAAAGAAAACCAAGACTTAATGCGTATAGTTCGGGACTTTTCAAAGGGCAGACTAGCTGAACCAATAGCCAGAACCCGACTAGCAGCCTACGGAATTGATGCGGATACTATTAACGAAATACTACAACAATGATATACTTTGTCACAGAAGAATTTCTAAAGGAAAAGACAGCGATAACGCAAAACGTAGACGCTCGGGATTTATCGCCTTATATCGCTATGAGCGTTAAAACGTACGTGCAACCGATACTAGGGTATACGTTTACAGAGGACTTACTCACAAAATACAACGCTGGAACTTTAAACACCGAAGAAACCGAACTTGTTGAATTTGTGCAATACATGACCGCGCACTACTCCGCTTACGATGCTATCCCAAACTTATCTTTTCGAGTAAGTAATAAAGGCGTGCAATCTCAATCAGGTGACTATTCAGCAAGTGAAGGAATACAAGCTACGGAGTACATTCGTAACAACGTTTTGAAATTCGCGAGGGTATATGAAAGCAATATGAGGGCGTTCTTAGAACTAAACCGCGATAGCTTCTCATTATATACCGATGAATCGAATAGAGATATACAGTCACCTGACAACGAACAACGAGCAAGTAGTAGTTTCTCATGGGTATAAATACATTAATAACGATACAAGATTCCATTCAAGAGTTTGTTGATGGACACGAACAACTACAAAGGGTTGTTTTTTGTGCTGACGACCATAGATCGTCGTATATCACAGAAGATAGCACGTTTCCAATGTTGGTAGTTTGTCCTATTGACGTTGACGTTACAAACGGAATGAACGTACATACTTTGAGGTTTTACGTTTACGAGCGCATCAACGATGACCGTGAGGACGTTTGGGAAAATGCAAACGATACAAGTTTGATACTGCGTGACATTCGGGTTTGGTGGAATAGTTACAACCAAGACAGCGACATAGAAATAGTACAAGACCCGACGGGACTATTTGTTTCAGATCGTGAACTCGATAAGCTAGTAGGGTATTATTCTGATATTGATTTTGAAATCCCTTCTCATGGACGTTGTGACGTTCCTGTAAGTGTTACACCCGTACCACCTGAAACGTGCGCGGTTGCAACATATACCGTTGAATACGCAAGCGGAACATTAATAGAAAGCGGAACTATCGCAAGCGGTGCGACAAAGACAATAACCGTTCCAGATTGCCCAACGATTGAGGACGCTACATGGGTATTAAAAGACGCGGACGGCAACATACTAGATACGGGAACTATTGCAAGCGGTGCGAGTGCTGATATAACCGCGCCAAGTGCAACTTACACCAATACAGACGCTACCTATTCGGGGAGTGTTTTAAGTGGTGGAGCTTTAAGTATTCCAGATTCGCAGATAAACGTAAACAGCGTAGACCAAGGTGACGTTGTAAGCGTTCAAACAATCGACGTAAATCTTTCGGATAGCGGAGGAACAGTCACTCCAGATGCAATAGTTTTAACAGGGAATAGTTTAGATATAACGCTACCAGATGCGGCAAGTTCAGTAGTTGGTGCAACACTTTTAAAGACGGGGCAAACTACAAGTTATCGAACTGGTGACGATGGGGATATACAAGCTGGTCGAGATGTCGATTTTTTCACTTTAAATTATACAAATCCATTCGGTAATACCAACAGATTCACAGATGAACTAGGCGGTGCCACCTACGCGAATGGTGTAGTGATTGATTGGAGTACTTATGACGGGGCTACTGTTTCGGGGTATTACGTTGGCGATGCGACTACAGCTAGAAATTGGGATACCTCTATCGATTGGGCGCTTTCTTTGAGCGTTAGCACTTTTACGACAGGATGGAGACTTCCTAATATATTTGACCTAATGAACGTATCTTATTACGCGCAGGGATCTATATTTGATTACCCGCCTTTTAACATCACAACTCCCATGTGGTCTAGTAATACCTACGTAGGAGGTACAACACAGGCTTGGTATTTTACCAACGACGGGAGGCTCACGCGTTTAGCTAAAACGAGCAACAATAGGACGATGGCGTGTAGAACATTCACAGTAACAGGAACAACATTAACTTAAAAACAATGGCAACATATAAATTTGAACAATTTAACGTAGAGATAAAAGACCCTTCAATTACTATTGATTTAAACGCTATCCAAGTACACGCGGAAAGAAGCACCATATCTTTAGTAGTAACGCTTGAAACTTCAAACGCTATAATTTACGGGGTTGAATTAAAAGAAATACCAGTTAGTAACTTAAATTATGAAGGCTCTGAGAACTTAATGGATAGAGCCTTAGAAGGACTTCAAAAGCATATAGTTTAATGAAACAATTAGAATTAATACAAAAATACGGTGCGCCTGCTGTCATGTTCTTTTGGTTGTTGGCTGTTCAATTAGAAATGAATGATTTGAAGGTACGTTTATACGACTGCAACGATAACCGAATAGAAGATTATAAAAACAGTACGAGATTTCAACATTTGTCACTAGGTTATTCGGCTGTATTACCTAAACCAATTCGCATAAAAAGGAGGTCATGAGCAATAAACAGAAATTTATCATACTAGCAACAAAGGCAGTTTGCGGAGTAGCGGGCGGTGCGCTTGTATTGACAGAAAACCATCCTTATCTTGCGCTTGCTATATTAGCAATAGGAGCAGCAGCAAACGAAGCGATTATTTACTTTAAGATTAAGCAATGAGTAAAACGGTTATACTAGACTGTGGGCACTCTGGAATACTAAACGGTATCTACCAAACAAGTGGCAAGCGTTCACCCATTTGGGAAGATGGAACGCAGTATTTTGAAGGCGAAGGAAACCGCCAAATAGGTCACGCAGCCGCTCAATATTTACGGCATTTGGGATGGACTGTTTTGTTTACAGTTGAGCCAAACGACCCGACCGATGTAAGCCTACCCGAACGAATCAAACGATCAAACGCCTTTTACCGTAAACACCCAGAAGCGTTTCAAATTTCGATCCATTCAAACGGTTTCAGCAAACCAACCGCTAACGGTTACGAGGTATTCACTTCCAAAGGGCAAACGAAAAGTGATAAGATAGCGCGTATTTGGCTAGAGGAACACGGGAAAAAGTTTCCAGAGTTAAACAACCGAGGGCATAAAGAAGCAAACTTTGCGATGAATCGCGTACATTGCCCAAGTGTATTAATCGAATCCATGTTTCACACCAACCCCGAAGAGTGCAAAATACTACTTTCAAGAGAAGGACGCGAAAAGATAGCGATAGGAATAGTTGAAACTTGCGAACGAACATATAAAGAACTATGAAATACCTATACATCATATTAGCCGTTTTAACGCTCTCTAGTTGTTCGGGGTACTATCACATTAAGCAAGCAGAGAAACACACACAGAAAGCAGTTAATAAAGGCGTAGAACCATTGAACGACACAACCTTTGTAACGATATCAGATACACTCACAGAAATTGACACCGTAGACAACTATATCCGCATCACTAAAACGATCCGCGACACGATCAAAGCTGAATGTGAAACTGTTTATATCGCTAAATCACGAGTTGAAGTAAGGCAAGAGAAAAAAACCGAGCGCACACAGATTAGACAGGAGGAAAAGACGGAACGCAAGCAAGCGAAAGAGGAACGTAAAAAGGTTGTAAAGGTTGCCAAACAGGAAGCAAAGCGTTCGTTCTGGTGGTTATGGTTTTTGATAGGATTTGCAGTTTGTTTTATTTTACTTAAATTTGACAGTATTATAAAACAAGTTTCTAAACTATGAAAGATAACCGATATCGACTAAAGAAAGATGAAGAAAGTATTATACAAGAATACAGACGCTTAAAAGACGAAGCCCAAAAACAGGGTGTACCACTAGAAGATATCAAACACGGCTGGTTAAAGTCCGACAAATCAAGCCTATTTTTCAAAAACCCAAATTTCAAAGATGAACAACAAAAGGAAAGCGAAAGTTTACGTTCTTCGTTACTTGCGGAGTTTTCGCAACTTGCACCTAAATACCCTAAAGTAAAGCGTAAAAAATCAACAGACGGCCACTTGCTTGTGATTAGTCCAGCAGATGTACATATAGGTAAATTATGCACCTCTTTTGAAACAGGCGAAACGTACAACCAACAGATTGCAGTTAAAAGAGTAATGGAAGGGGTACAGGGTATACTAAATGAATCCAGCGGTTGGAATATAGACAACATTCTTTTAATCATTGGAAATGACATATTACACACCGATACACCACGAAGAACGACCACAAGCGGAACGCCACAAGATACTGACGGAATGTGGTACGAAAACTTTCTAACAGGGGTACGGCTTTACGTTGACATTATAAACACCCTAAAGCAAGTTGCAGACGTTCATGTATGCTTCAACCCAAGTAACCACGATTATACAAACGGATTCTTTTTAGCGCAGTTGATCGAGGCGCATTTCAGACTAGATAAACAGGTAACGTTCGACGTTAGTATATCACACCGTAAATATTACGCGTACGGTCAAAACCTTATAGGAAGCACTCACGGAGATGGAGCAAAGGTCCAGGACCTACCGTTGTTAATGGCGCATGAATCAGATAAATGGACGCTATGTAAACACCGTTATATTTATACGCACCACTTACACCACAAGGTGAGTAAAGATGTTATGAGCGTATGCGTTGAAACATTGAGAAGCCCTAGCGGAACTGACTCGTGGCACGCAAAAAAAGGATTTCAACATTCTCCCCAAGCTATCGAAGGTTTCATTCATCACAAACGTAATGGACAAATCGCACGTTTAACCCATTTATTTTAAATTGTAAATTTCCGCTTTTGTGATTGTAAATTTACTATCTTAGTACCGTTAAATACGTTTTTTCATAGTAATAGGTTTTCCCTCGGCTTCGGCTGGGGGTTTTTTATATGCTGTTGCATATCATTTTAGCAAAACGCACTATTTCAGGTGCAAAAGCATATAAAACCACTTATCAAGTTTATTTACCGTTCGTCACAATTTGCATATCGCGATACGCGATGTTGGTGTATATTTGAAGAAAAACAAAAACATGAAAGCAACATTAAACAAAAAATTACACGAACGAGCGTTGGCAATTATTGAGATAATCGAAACAGCCGAACGAAGAATTGAACGACAGGAGCGCAACAAAGTCGAGATCCCTTCTGTTTTTTTTAACATTGAAGATCGTTGCAACAAGCGCATAGCAACACACCGCGAAGCTATTGAACGACTTGAAAAATCATACATTGAAACAGTAAACCGAATAAATAAAGCGATATGAAAGATAACATTTACACACCACCGACATTTAGAACAGTAACCCCTCCAATAGATCACAGGAGAGAGTTACCTAACTACACACAGATTACAGACGAACACCGTAAAAGATTTTTCACGAGGTTTGACGAAAATCTACTTAAATCAATCAGACAATTTAAAAACAACTAGAATGAACTACTCAAAACAACAAATCGCAGAGGTCGTTTTCAAATGGTGCTTAGTAATCGTTTCGCTAATGTTATTGTTCATCTTTGCACGATGGATGTATCTAAACGAGATCGAAGCTGAAAAGCGAAGAAAACAGCAAATTGAAGCGGATAAGAATTATATTGACGATTACGAACCTATAAAAGAATATTGAATCATGAAAAAATATAAAGCATGGTGTACACTTATGAGCGGATACAGGGAAGAAATTCAGACCGAAAACAGAACGCTTGTGTTGGACTGGGTTGCGGATAAATTCCTAGTACACAACATGGACGCACAAGATAACTTTGTCTACGATAGAACCTGGATGCACAAAGGCGTGATGATACAAGTAAATTTTAAACTAAAAAAAACAGACTGGAAATGAATTATATAGCACAAGTTGAAAGGTATTTGATAAACTCAGACATCGACATGAAAAGTAGGAAAAGAGAACATTTATTCAGAAGATTCTATTTAATTAAATTCCTTAGAGATAAGACTGAATCAACTTCAACAAGAATAGGCAAGGTGTTTAATAAAGACCATGCAACCGTATTACACGCACTTAGAGAGGTTCAAAACTTGGAAGGGTTGCCAATGTATGAAGAAGTAGTTGAAGATTTAAGAGAGGCATTCCCGATGAGCTTACCCGTTTACACTGGTAATAATCAAAGTTCAATAACGGTGAACATGCCTTATTGCCTTGTTAATTTGCAAGATCAATTAAACAGAACCATTCAACACGGATAAAGACCGTTTAACACAATTAAGTGATTAGAAAGGTAGAGCTAATTAAATTTGATAAAAAAAACAAACTTAAAATCTAAAAAATGGAAGTAATCAACAAGCGCGTACAATTGACGCACACAAAACCGACAGAATCGAATCACGGTTATCATTCAGAGTTAAAAATCATAACAACCGAGGGAACGAAATGGCTAGGCGATGTATACAACGACGATTTAACACACTTAGAATCATTTCTAAATGCGTTCGATGCCATCCCTGACATGATCCATGTAATTGAGAAATGGAACGAGACACAGGACGTTATGATAAATAAGGTCGGATTTAATGAGTACTCAGTTCTATGGAGTGAATTCCACTCGCTAATAAAAGCCGTGAGCGACAAACTAGAACTTTAAACTAAAAGGAATCGTTGAATTTTTTAAATCTAAATAAGATGAAACAAGAACAAATAAAAGCACTGAAATTATTTTTAAACCTACAAGCAGTCATAATGCAAATAGACGACATGGAAGGAGGGAACGCATGGAGACACGAACTAAAAAGAAAAGCGAATCCATTACGGGCGTATCTTGAAAAGCAAGTTGACCAAGTTTTAAGCGCGTCCGACAAAGACGAATCCGAGTACTGGCAAAAATGCAGCTACGATATTTACAAATTTATTGATCAAATGAAGGTCGAAATAGCTGTGGAATAGTTCACAGGTTTACATTGGTTCTTATATTAGCGGTCTTCGGGTCGCTTTTTTTGTTTTACTGGCAAAAAATAAAAACGCTAACTAGTTGATATTCAAGAGCTAGGCAAAAAAGCAAAAAATATCTCCGAATTACATATTATTAAAAAACTGTTTTTTTTAAAAAAAAAGTTGACCTAGTAGGTACGTTTTTTTTATTATAGAGTGTATATTCCCAAAAAACCGGTATAGGGGTCAATATTTTATGTTTTTTTTGCCTATCCCAATGACAGTGCGAGATTCAGGCTTTTTTTTAGTGTTTTTAATAAAAATATTTTTTGCCAGTAGTTGTTTATTGAATAAATATTAGTATATTAGCACTATCAAAGTAGCGTGGAAACTACAAAGATTTTAGTTTTACCCTCTGTTTTGTAACGCCTTTCCACGCGGCTAACAAGACAGGGGGTTTTTTATGTAATAATATTATGAAAAAAAGAATGGAATGTTTGAAAGAGTTTATTAGAGATAAAAACAAAACTCGAAGTAAATCGAATCAAATTAGTGTTAACTGGGTAAACCTAAAAAAATGAGAGTATCAATTTACAAAAACATTAAATCAGTTGCTCCACTTAAAGATACTCCAGTATTAAAAATATTGGAATCAATAAGAGATGGTGAGTACAAACAAAAAGTATCTAACATTCGTTTAGAGACTAAAAAAGAAGAGCGAAACAAATTGAAATCTCAATTACCTTACGTTACTTTTTGCGGTACTTTCTCAACACGTTCAAACTCTAATTTAAAAAGTCATTCAGGATTAGCTTGTTTAGATTTCGATGATGTAGAGCAATTAGAATACCTTAGAGATTCAATAAATGAAGACAGCTTTACATTCTCTTCGTTTGTGTCTCCAAGTGGAGACGGTTTGAAGGTGCTTGTTAAGATACCAATGATTGATAATAACAATGATTATCAAGATTACTATGTTGAATTAATTAAACATTATAGTAAATATCATAATCTTGATGAAGGAACTAAGGATTTAGCTAGAGCGTGTTATGTATCTTATGATAAAGATTTGTTTCTAAATGCAGATAGCGAACTATTTACGGATAAGTTTTATAGACCTTTACCAGTAGAGAAAAAAGTGATTAACATTCCTTTAACTGATATTGATGAAGTTGCTCAAAGGTTGGATAAATGGTTTACAAAACGTTGGAGCAACTCAAATAGAAATAATAATCTTCATGCTTACGCAAGGCAAATGAACGCGTTTGGAGTAGATAAATCAACTTGTGAGACGTATTTATTTAGATACGATGTAGGAGGTAAGCAACAAGAGATCCAAAAATTAATTGATTCGGCTTATAAATATACAAGCGAGTTTAATACACGTTCTTTTGAAGATACAAAGCGAGTAAATGAAATAAAGAATATAGCCATAACTGGAGAGAGTGTTGATAAATTAAAAGGACGTATTAAAGATGTTGATTTTGAACTTGTAAAAAAAGAGTTTGAAGAGCATAAGCAAGAATTAAAACTTGATGAGTTTTGGTATTACACAGAAAAGGAACAAATCAAACTTGCTTCTTATAGATTTCTTCAATATTTAGAAGCAAATAATATATTCAAGTTCTATCCAGATGAGAATAGCGGAACATTTTTATTTGTGAAAAATGACAAGAACTTTATAAATGTTTTTGAAGAGCCTAAGATTAAAGATTTCGTATTGTCAGACTTAAGGGAAAGGGGTCACATTGATGCGTTTGAATTAATGGCTAATAATACATCTAATTTTAATTCTAATTATTTGAGTATGGTATCTTCCATTGATGTGAAGTTTAATAGAGATACGGCGCACGAATCGTTTATTTATTATCAAAACGCAGTTGTAAAAACCACAAAAGATTCTATTGATGTATTGGATTATTCAGATGTAAGTGATTTAATTTGGACTAACCAAGTTATAAAAAGAGATATTCAGATAAAAGACGAAAGTGAAGGAGTTTTTAAATCATTTATTTGGAAGGTGTCAGGAGAGAATCCAGATAGATATTATACGCTTAAATCAGTAATAGGTTATTTAATGCATTCTTATCAGAACGAAGCAAAACCAAAAGCAATTATATTTAATGATGAAATGATAAGCGAGGACATTCCTAATGGCGGTTCTGGTAAAGGATTGATCCATAGAGCGATTGGACATATTAAAAATATAGTCATTGAAGATGGTAAAAAGTTTGATGCTAAAAGTCAATTTGCTTATCAAAAAGTAAATAAAGACACTCAAATTTTCTTAATGGATGATGTACCTAAGCATTTTAATTTTGAGAGTTTATTTTCTATCATTACGGAAGGAATGACAATAGAGAAAAAAGGTCAAGATGCATATCAAATACCATTTAAAGAAAGTCCAAAAATATCAATCACAACCAACTACACTATTCAAGGAAGTGGCGCAAGTCACGAAAGAAGAGTTTTTGAAGTAGAGATAGCAAATTATTTTAATGAGAATTTAACACCCGAAATGGAGTTTGGACACTTATTTTTTGCAGAATGGAACGAAATAGAATGGGCGAAGTTTGACAATTTTATGATTAGATGCGTTCAATTTTTCTTAAAGAACGGATTAGTACAAAGTGATAAGGTAAATCTGAAACTAAGAAAATTTAAAAATGAAATGGGTACAGAATTTATTGAGTTTATGGAGTTACAAAAATTTGATGGTACTCCAAGAAATAGAAAAGAGTTTAGAGATGACTTTAATAGACAATATCCGACAGTCGCTAAATTTAACACACCACAGAAATTCAATAAAAAAGTTAAGGATTATTGTGAGTTCCATAATATACCACTTGAAGAGAGTAAATACAATGGGGTTGTATGCTTTTATATCGGAGAACAACAAAAAGATGAATCATGTCCTTTTTAAAATTAAGACCATACCAAAAGGATGTTATAAACAAGGTTTTGTTACACCTTAAGAATAATGAGCGTTGTTGTGTTTCACTGGCAACAGGAGGAGGTAAGACGGTTATTTTTTCCGAGTTGGTAAACCAATTAAACGGCCGTGTTTTAATTTGCGTACATAGGGAGGAGTTGGTTAAGCAAACATCTCGAACATTATCAAAAGAGCATGATGTTATTATTCCGAAAAGCAAAACAACAGATAAAAATGCTTGTGTAGCAATGGTTCAGACGTTGAATAATAGAATAAAAAAAGGTGAAGTTGATATTAATAGCTTTGATTATATTATTATTGACGAATGCCACAGGGGGGAATTTATGAAGATTCTCGACATGTTTAATAATAAAGTTATTGGGTTTACTGCAACACCTAACTATGAGAAGAATAGATATTTCTATAAATGTTTGTCATGCGGTGCAGAAGAATCAACATCTGGAAAATGTTGTAAAAGAAAGTTGAAGAAGTACCGGGAAAATGTGCCGTTATCAAAATACTACGATACACTAATTGAGGGGGTTGAAATAAATGAGTTAATAAGTCAAGGTTATTTAGTTCCAGATGAAAATTATATTTTAGATATTGATACGTCTATTTTAGTTTATAATGAGAAGATTCAAGATTACACTGAGGAAAGTATTGGTTTAGTTTTTGGATCAGATTTAGCTATTCAAAACACTATTAATGTTTACAAAGAATTAGCACAGGGTAAGAAAACAATTTTATTTAACCCTAACACATTGGTAAATAAAAGGCTTTATTATGCTATGTTAACTGAGGGATTAAACGTAAAAATGTATGATTCAAATAATTCAACAGAAAGCAGAACAAATTTAGTTGAATGGTTTAATAATACTCCGGATGCTATTCTGTTAAACGTTCAAGTTTTTACAACGGGTTTTGATTGTACTGATGTTGAAGTGGTGTTTTTGAATAAAAAAACTAAGTCAATAAATTTGTATCTTCAAATGATTGGACGCGGCGGAAGGATAACAGATAAAATATTTAAGCCATCATTTAAGGTTATTGATATGGGAAACAATAACGAAGATTTTGGTAAATGGAGTGACGCTCGAGATTGGAAGCCTTATTTTTACAATAAAGAAACTAAACCGGTTGGAAGCCCTAGCCCGGCAAATGTTAGGGATTGTCATTCATGTGAATCCATAATTTCAGCTAATTCATTAATTTGTCCAGAATGTGGAGTTGAGCGAGTTTATAATGGCGGGGTAAGTGGAAAACCAAAACGAGAAGGAAAGCCAATAATACCTAGCCCAAATAAAATAATTGAATATTGTGAACTTCATAATTTTGATACACTAGCAGCGCGAAAAATAGTTTATCAATTTGTTGCGTCTATGTTTGATGATGTAAAACATGAAACATTCAGAAAAAATAAAGCATCTGGTGAGTTAAACTTTAGAACATTGAACTTTGTTAAACCATATTATTTTGCTATTCAAAGAAGCAATTTAGAAGGCAATAGAGTCAGAACATTACAATCATTTACTAACGAAACAATAAAAGAAATTGAGCGAAGATATACTACAAGCGGCAATTTATAAATGGTATTATAATACCTATTGCACAAAGAAAAACAATCCAAAGCACTGCATTTTTTCAGTGCCAAACGGAGGTAATCGGTCAGCTAGAGAAGCAGCCAAGTTTAAAGCAACCGGATTAGTTGCGGGGGTCAGTGATCTTATAGTTGTTCAGCCAAACAGAATTATATTTGTTGAAGTGAAGTTTGAAAAAGGAAAGCAGTCAGATAAACAAAAAGCGTTTGAAAAGACAGTAAAAGATTTAGGTTTTGAATATATTTTAGTAAGAAATTTAGAAGATTTCAAAGGGTATGTTGAAAAATCATTTGATAAATAACCACTCATCAAGATATACAACCGTTCATCACAATTGTAAATAGATTACGGAGTAAGTGCCGTATATTTGAAGAAAACAAAAGGACATGGAAGAACAATACATTGACTGCGAGCATTGCTACGGAACGGGACGCATTGAGATACTAGGCGAATGCGATAACCCAGCTTCAATGTGTTGTGGCGGTTGCTCATCCTACGGAGAGTGCGACGAGTGCAACGGGCGCGGAGAGGTTGAAAACCCTGAGTATTACGAAATTTAACTATATTTACACAAAACAAATAACTATGAAAGAAGAAACGTTAAACAACATTTACCCAGCATTAGCGGCGTTCCAACAGGAATGCCCTACAATCCACAAAGGAACACAAGGTTACGGCTATTCATACGCTGACCTTCCTACAATCTTTGAAGTAATCAATCCACTACTAGCGAAACACAATTTAGGCTTTACGCAATTAATCGAAGGTCAGTCAATCCGTACTATTTTATTCCATACAGAAACAGGTGAAACGTTGCAAAGCGTTACGGAGATTCCGCAAGGGGTATCACTAAAAGGTATGAATGATTATCAGGTTCTAGGTAGCGCAATTACTTACCTACGCCGTTACGCACTTTCCGCAATGCTTGGAATAGTAACCGATAAAGATACGGACGCTGGTGGAGAGCAAAAGCCGAAACCAAAGCAAAAGGCGAACTTTAAAGAAGGCGGTTTTGAAATGGCACTTAACGCAGTTGCAGACGGCAAGACAACTGTAGCGAAAATAGCAAGCGCGTACAACCTTACAACAGAACAACTAGCAGACCTTACAGAAGTAGAACAATCAAAAGCGCAATAATGGAATTAACAGTAAGAGCAAGCGAGTGCAGTAAAATGATGACTGCCTCGCGCAGTAAGTCACAGCCATTAAGCGAAACTACGCTAACATGGTTAAAAGAAAAGGCAGTCGAATCTATAATAGGACACCGCAAAGACATATCCAATAAGTACATGGAGAAGGGTACGGTAGTAGAACATAAATCTATTGATCTACTTAACGCGGTATTGTTCACAGACTATAAAAAGCATGAGGGTAGAGTTAACACGGAAGGATTCACAGGCGAGTGCGACATACTTGAAAAAGACCATGTACGAGATATAAAAAGCAGTTGGAGCGTTGATACATTCCCATTCTTTGTAGACGATGCAGAGAAAGCCGTTAAAAAGTCTGGCTACGATTGGCAAGTTAGAATGTACATGATGCTTTACGGAGTTGATAAAGCGTATATTGATTACTGCCTAGTAAGTACTCCAGAAGATTTAATAGGCTGGGAAAATGCAGAAATGCATTACGTTGATAATATTGATATTACAAAGCGAGTTACTACCGTTGAGATATTACGAGACGAAGAAAAGGAAAATCAAATAATACAGAAGTATATGCTTTGCAATGAGCAGTTTAAAGCGTATATTTCGGAACTTAAAAACAAATAATATGGCAACTTTAATTGGGTTATCAATCGACCTTACAAAGATTGACAAAAGCAAGTTAGTAAACGGTAAGTACCTAAACCTAACTTTAAGCGTACAAGATGAAGTAAACGCATACGGACAAAACGCAAGCGCATACCACGAGCAAAGCAAAGAGGAACGCGAAGCAAAAGTAAACCGTAACTACATTGGAAACGGGAAGGTGATTTGGACAGATGGAAACATTGTTAAGGCTGAAAAGCAACAAATCGAAGGAGTAGGAACAGACGACGACGATTTGCCCTTCTGATATGCGTTGTAAGAACTGCGGAAGTACATTTGAAAAGCGTTACCCTAATCAGATGGGTGCGTTTCGTTTTTGTTTAGACTCGGATGAATGTACTTCTGCTTTTTGGGATGCTGTCAAAGAAGATAGGATCAAGAAAGCCAAGCGCGAAAAGATTAAGAAACGTAAGGAATTAGAAACAGTACAAGACTTACTAAAGAAAGCACAAGCAATATTTAACCAATACATAAGACTACGCGACAAGGATAAGAAGTGCATAAGCTGTGACAGTAAATTAAAAGGAAAGTTCGACGCTGGACATTATGTATCTTCGGGAAGTTGTAAGGCTTTAACATTCGACGAAAACAACGTACACGGCCAATGTGTACACTGTAACCAACATAAACATGGAAACTTAATAAGCTATCGTGAAGGACTTATAAAGAGATTAGGTATAGACACAGTAGAAGAACTTGAAAAGATGCGACACAAGACCGTAAAATACACAAGGGAAGAACTACGCGAACTAATAACCGAGTACAAACAAAAGATAAAATACCACTCATAAACCTATTTAGCCGTTTATCACAATAACGGTTACATAACAGAATAATAACTACAT